GTCAGACACACCTGATTCCCGTGTACCCAACTAAGTTGTTTTCCGCGACCAGGGCCCGTGCAAGGGCCGTCACGATGGCAGCGATGCCATCGATGCGTTTCGACGTCTTCCCGCGTTCCGGCTTTGTGGGCTGGCAGTTGTCCTTGTGGTCGTATTGCAACTGAAGGCAGCTGGCCATCCAGTTCAGCACCGGGTGGTTGCCGTGACGGATCTTCTGATCCAGGTACGCGCTCAGCAGGAACTTCGTGGGGTGGCTCAGATGCAGGAATGTCTGCTGGATCTCGACGGCGATGATTCCTTCATCGGCGAGGTTCATAGCCTCGCTTCGAAAGTTGTACCGATCGAACGGCATTTCCCGAAGGTCGAAGTGCTCGTCGCCCCAGCGGATGCGGTCCATTACTGCTCGCTGGTCGATCGCATTGCCGGCGGTAGCGGTGACGAAGCCCTGCTCTAGCCACCTTTCAAACGGCACCCGACAGACACGCTCCAGTGCGGCTGTCTTCGTGGCCGGCACCCAGAAGAACGGTAGGAACGTCCAGGTCTCGTTCGATTCGAATGGCGGAAACACGAACACCACCGAGGTGAGGTCCGTCGTCCATGACGCATCCACGCCAGCAAAGCACGGCCGACGTTCGAGACCCCAGTCGGCGATGAGCCGATCGACGTCGAAGCGCTCACAGCTCCGCAGATCGACTCCGCCGCCGCAAAGTTCCCACTGGGGCATATCGATGATCGGATCTTCTTGCGTCTTCAGCGGCAGGTTGAGGTGGTAGCGCAGGTACTTCGATCGTTCTGCCGGTTCCGCCAGCGCCTTTTCGAGTTCCCCGACGATGGCGGCGTCCTTTAAGAAGCCGCCCAGGTCCTCATGGCTCGGGTTGGCGGCGATGCGGGCTTCCCGCGATTTCCAGTACTCCGGCTCCTTTGCGATGCGCTGCGCGTCGGCTTCCCAGATGGCCGCGTAGAAGCTGTCGGATTGCAGCGAGCCGGTGAGCGCCCTCTTGGCGTTTTGGTAATCGCGGAACCAGAGCGGGGACTCGTACTCCGCGCCCGCGGTGGTGATGCCGATGTCCAGCGGTTCGTCCCGCGAGATCTGCCCCTTCGTGATCACGTCGCGCAGCGTCTCCGCGCGGTTGCTCTTCCAGCGGTGCACCTCATCTCGGATGGCGAGGCTCGGCTCAATGCCGTCCTGCAAATCGCCATCGGCGGAGAGCACCGCATAGAAGCCGCCGCCATCCCGCCGAAGGATCCGCTTCGTGCTCGGTAGAACCTTGAGCCGCGACTTCAGGTCCGTATTGGCGGCGACAAGCTGGGCTGCCGCCTTAAACACCAGTCCCGCCTGCTCCTTGGCGGCGGCCGCGCCATACGCTTCCGGGTTCCGTTCGTTCTCCATGAGCAGGTGGTAAAGCGGCAGGCCGCCGATCAGAAAGCTCTTGCCGTTCTTTTTCCCGACTGAAATGTATGCGGAGCGATACCGGCGCCGGCCGTCTTCCAGCGAGACCGTCCCATAGATGTCGCGCAAGACCTTGCGTTGCCACGCGAGCAGCTGGTAGCCCAGCGGCGGATAGAGGATTTCAGCGTAGAATCGCTCAACCTTGCACGCCCGGCACTGCGGCTTGCCGTTGCTCCGGATCTCACACCACGAGTCCGTCTGGCAGTAGGCGCAGCTTTCCGGGCGATACTCAGCCACACAGCTTCGCCTCTAAAGCATCAATATCCGAGTCGGCTCGCGCTTCCAATCGGATTCGGGAGGACGGCGTGAGGCCGAATTCCCGCCCGAGCCGATGAATGATCTCCACCTGCCCGTTGATGACCGAGAGCAACGGCGACTGCTGGACGTACCCGCTCGGCGTCTTCATCAGCAGACCCGACCCGCCTGCGGTCGCGGCCTTTTCCATCGCCCTATGGGCCTGGCTCAGGATCGAATACGCTTGGCAGAGATTCCCCAGCGCCACCCCGTCCGCCACCGTCAAGACCCGCATGGCGAGCAGGATTGGGACCAGGCGCTTCCACTCCTTCCGCGCTTCGCGGTCTAGATGAGCAGGGACCGCCGGCTCTCCCGTCAGCGGTCGCGGTTCGTTCGTCGGCAACGGTCGTCTCGCCGGGTTTCCTTCCAATACCCGGATGCTGCTCGGTTTCGGTGGCGGTCCTCTCAGTCCCATGAATCATCCTCCGTTCTGTTGACCAATCGATCAGTGCGCGGCAAAGGCCCTCCACAGCTGGATGGCCGGACCGCAGTAGCGCTTCGCATTCAGCGATCTCCCGATCGCATCGTTCAAGTTGCGATCGCCAGTCTCTCTGTTCGGATCTCATTGAATGTGCGCCCGTCGCCCTCAAGGACGGCCTCCTTGGTGGACAGCTGCTGCCACCGCTGCACAACCACGTCGACGTACTTCGGATCGAGTTCGATGCCGTAGCAGACGCGCTCGGCGAGTTCGGCGGCCGCGAGCGTTGTTCCGCTTCCCAGAAACGGTTCGTAGACCAGTTCGCCGCGCTTCGTGTGGTTCAGGATCGGGCGCCGCATGAGCGCGATCGGCTTCTGGGTCGGGTGGTCGTACTTCTCCTCGTCCGAGCCGCCCATGATGAACTTCGGAGATGGCGAGTCCCAGATCGTGGAGTTCTCACCGGCCTTTCCGAACCACGGTGCCCGCTTCTTCCTCACGTACCAACAGGGCTCGTGCTGATACCAGTAGTGCGTCCGCGTCAGGACAATACGGCCCTTGTTCCAGATGATCTGCTGCGGGTACAAGAACCCGATCCGAACCAGGCCATCGAGAACCTCGCGCGTGAAGACCGAAGCGTGCCAGACGTAGGCGATCTGGATACTTGGCACCAGCTCAAAGGCCTCCGACCAGTCCGCGCGGGTGTCGCCGGAAATCTTCGTCTCCTTGTGGCCTTCGGTCCGCTTCTTCATGTAGCTCGGCTCAGCAGCGCCGCAGCCGTTTAGACCCGCGCGGTCACGCCATTCGCTATCAAGCTCGATCCCGTACGGCGGATCCGTGACCATCAGGATCGGCTTGCCCTCGCCCAGCAGCCGCGCGACGCTCTGCGCGTCTGTGCAGTCCCCACACAGGACGCGGTGGGGCCCGCACAACCAGATGTCGCCGGCCCGCGCGCTGGCTACCTCGGGAAGCGGTGGTGCCGCATTCGCGGCCTCATCATCGATTGGTGTGGCCAGGAGTCCGTCGATCTCACGCCCGTCCAGCCCCGTCAGGTTTAGGTCGAACGCGAGGGCCTGCAGATCCGCGATCTCCGGCGCCAGCAGAGCGAGGTCCCACTCGGCTTCCTCATGACTGCGGTTGTCCATGATCCGCAGTCCCTTGACCTGCGCCGGCGTCAGATCCCGCGCTACGTGGACCGGCACTTCGGTGATGCCGATCGTGATCGCCGCGACCAGCCGCAAGTGGCCGATGATGATGACGTCGTCCACGTCGCAGACGATCGGCTGCCGCCAGCCATATTCACGGATGCTGTCGGCCACCTTGCCAACCGCTGCGTCAAAATCCTCGCGCTGCTGATTTTTGCTAATCGAAAGCCACTCAGCAAGTGCCGCTAACTTTATGAAAATGCTCGATGGACCGCCGAAGGCCGATTAGCATTTTGCTAAGGAGGGTGACGGAGTCCGTCTGAAAGCTTGCGCCGAGTCGTTTAACGCAGCGCAGCCGTCCTCCTGGGAGTCGATGGGAGCGGCCGGTGGCGATCGCTGTTTAACGGCACGCCGCCGATGAGCCGGGGGGTCTGGGAGATACGTCGTTGCCAGCACGCGCTGTGTTAAAACAGCGATCGCCGCAAGGTGCCGAGCCCAGCAGTGAACTATTCTCGACTGGCTTGTCGTTCCGCAGCCCGTTCCGCAATCATTTTTTCGTAGGCCCTGTCGGATTCCTCAATTGCAGTCCTTATGGTCGGGCTCGTGGCGGCACGAGCTTTGAGGTCCTCCAAAATAAAGCCAGCGCGCTCGCGCTCGTTATTCTCTCGCCAAATGCCAGAGACCCACCAAATAGCCGAGAGGCACGCGGTTGCGATCCAGAGCTTTCTTTGAGGCCATCTCTGCTGCCATTCCATACGTTTTACCGTTGGAACAAGACCCTGCTCCTTATCCCACCACTGAACTATGCGAAAGCGGTCCTT